CTGTTCGGGTGGTTCTATGTAACTAGCGTTTCTACATTTCTACGATTTCTAACTCTGGGCAGTTCTTCAAACGGTGCCAGCTATTTTTCACTGGCCCTTGATATGACAGGCAGCACAACGCAGCTTGCTGCAACATCATCAAAGACCGGATCATTGTCTCAGGCAAAATCTTCTGCTTCGCCTGCAGCTAACACGTGGTTCCATGGTATCGCGGTGTTCGCATCTACTGCAGATGCTCGTTGTTTTTTAAATGGTGCAAACAAGGGAACTGGTACAGCGGTTGTTCCTGATACAACAGTTGATCATATTTATCTAAGTGGCAGACCCACGGATCATCTGTTTGGTATTCATGGTCAAGCAGCGCATGATGGAATAGCCATACGTGCTCTGTCGGATGCTGAGTGCGCATATCTTGGTACGGGTGGAAATCCTCGTGCACTTAAAAATATTTCCAACTACTGGGAAGTAACTGCCACTGAGTCACCTGTGGTTGATCAGTTAGGTAGTATTAATCTAACTCTGACAGGCACTAGCGCGGGAACGACGAATCCAAATATTGAAACGTTTATGACTGGCGGACCTATAGGCGCGCTGAACTACACTCAGAATACGGCCATCTCGTCTATTAACTTAGCAGCCGGTGGTGGGATATTCGATGATGTAAGCAGTCCGTTCACTGTTTCGTTATGTCAGCTTAATACTCCAACAAATCCGACGCAGACCACAGCAACTGGAACATCGGTCCGTGAAATTCCTGTTGGTAGTGTGTCCGGACTAGTGGCTGACAACTATGTGAAGATAGCGGGCAACGCAACTCCTGTTCGTATTCTCGCAGTCAATGCTACGGCGTTGACTATACTGGTAGATAAAGATCAGACTTACGCTAACAGTGCGACCATTAGTTACTACACTGTAAATCCACTAACCATTCCTGGACTAGGAATTGGAGCCAATGTATTTAGTGGAATTCCGACAGCAGCGTCTGTAAATAACCTTTGCTTCTTCCGCGCCACAAACAACAATGACAGCTCGATAGTTGCAGATACAGATATTAATACTATTACAGTAGCGGCTAGTGGAGGAGGCGGGGGTGGCGGAGGAACAAACTTACTGCTCGTTGCTGGATCATACAGTGGCGGGTTTTCTGGAGGCTAATCGATCATGTTACTTCAACGATTAAACGGTTCGCAAAATCACCGTATTCCAATCTGGCTAGCGGATGGCACCAGTACGAGCGGTGGGGGCAAGACCGGACTGAGCGGTGCGTCTCCAGGATTGATAATAGCCGCACGTGCGGAAGGGCAAGCTACTCCTACAATATACTCAGCCGCAGCCGGAACCATCGATCCAATTTCTACTATTGGAACGTATGTTGCACCGACTGCAGGCAAGTGTCGTTTTGGACAAGTGGATGCTACCAACGAGCCGGGTAGCTACGAACTGCAGCTGGCCAACTCGTTATTTAGTATTGGCGGTGCTTCGTGGTTAAAGATAACTGTGCAGGCTGCTGCTAGTAATGTACCGGTACAACAGTTCCTATATGATTTGCAGCCGCAAGTGGATGTACGCTCATTTGGCGGTCAACCAGGAGTTTTCAACTCTGGTATACCGAGTGTAGACGTTGCCACTCTTGGAGGCAGCGCTACAGCGCTCGCGGCACTGGTTGCAGAATTAGGGGCACGTGGTGTAGGCACTATCACTAACACTAGTTTCGCACCCACAGCGAGCATATTTGAAGTAACTGAATTTCAGGATCTTGAAAACGATCCTGTGTATGTATACCGAGGTATCGTTGTACTATCTGGTATCAATGTTCGAAGAGTCACTACTGTGCTCACTGACCAAATTGGTACGTCGGGTCGACGACTGACAGTTGTTGCACTACCTGATAGCTTCGCTAACGGCGATAAGATATTGGTGCTGTAATGTTGCATGGAATCTGTCACGGCATCATTGGTCCGCCGCGCGGATTCGCGGGGCGTACGTTACTAGGTAGGCAGACCATACCTTATAAGGCTGCAGCGCCCGGCGGAGCCAACTCCATCGCTGCGCGTCTGCAGCCCAATGCGGCGGTAGGCGACATATTCATTTGCGGTATCGGTATTTCTCCAAGTAACGCTGCATTTCACGTACGTGCTGACGGCACTTATTACGCGGATGTACAAGGTAGCACTATATCACAGGTTGTTTCTGTTGACGGGTATAGCAAAGTGTTTTCGGGGCTCTATGGCGAAGGCACTCTTATCCTAAATGATAGACCTCCAGTGCCCGCCAGCGGTAATAAGTTCATAGGCAATCTAACGATTGCTTTTGGTATACCGTTCAGTGTTCAGCTCTTAGCTATAGACCCAGACGGCAATCCAATAACATGGAGTGTTGTTAGTGGTGTACTACCGCCGGGCACTTCCATAAATCCAACAACTGGAATCTGGAGCGGCACTCCGACGACGTTGGGATCATTCGGATTCACAATTCGTGTATCAGATCAGTTCGGTGCTTTCACCGACGTACCAGATAGCGCTGTAGTAAGCGCTGTACTACCAGACTTCACCGGTCAGCAACTTTCAGTGGCTAGTGCAGTCGTCATATCGTTAGGGCTTAGTGTTGCATCTTCACAGACGGCATCGGCTCTGCCCGTTAATCAGATCATATCTCAGACCCCCATAGCACACACTCCAATAACGACGATAGGTACAGTGACCTTCGTTGTTTCAGATGGCAGCCTATTTGTTGGACCAGTGAATGTATTTCCAACTAACATTCAGGGGCTCACTTGGGAAGGTAGTCGCAGTGTTACTTTCGTCACTAATTTCAATGATTCAATAACTGGTAAGCCTAGTACGTCCACTTACACCCAGTATCCGACGATCGAATGGGATCTCAATTACGAGCTATTGAATCAGGCTGCTGCGCAGGATGATCTAAAGAAGATTGTTGGTCTGTTCAATCAGCAACAAGGACAAGCTACATGGTTCTTGTATGTAGATCCAGCATTCAACAGTGTCGTGCAGGAAGTATTCTTTGTTGGTAACAATGTTACCAAGCAAGCACAATTAACAGCACAGTATCGTATAGCCGGAGGCCCGGGCATTCCGGAAATGATTCAGGCTTTGCAGAACCCTAGCGCCGTGGTACTTCGTGATATCACTGCCGGAGTTAACTTAGTGCAGGGCACTGACTACACCATTGGAGCTACCGGCATAATCACATTTACGTCAGCTCCAGCACTCAATCATCAGATTGCATGGTCGGGTAACTTCTATTATATCTGCAAGTTCGTTTCCGACGATCTCAATCCCGATCAGTTCATGCAGCAGTTCTGGTCACTGCAGTCCATCAAGTTCAGGAGCGTCATACTGTGAAGCAAGCTTCCGCCGCAGCGTTTGCAATTTTAACCGCTGGGCAAACCATGCGTATAGATCTGTACCAGATAACTCTAGCCGGGGGGCTCGCCAATTTCTATTTTACAACTCATCAAAAATCTGTTACATACAATGGAAACGTGTACAACACAGGATTGATATTTACACGCGGCGCATGTAAGCAGAAAGTCGGTTTGGAAGTTCAGAAGATGGATCTTACTGTAACACCGCAGTCAGACAATGCTACAGGTATTCCGCTAATAGCGGGGCTGCAATTCTTAGCTGCGGCCAAAGCGAAGATATTCGATGGCGCTCACGTGCTATTCAGTAAGATGTTTCTTTCTAATTTCGATGATCTTACCCCTGGTGCTACGCCGTGGGTGCAGGCACGCATAGACACGGTATCCGTTGATCGAATGAGCGCCAAGTTTTCTTTGACAGATGATATCATCATATTGAACAACGCCGGGCCGCCTAACTTGGTGCAACCAGGGTGCTCGCATACACTGTTTGATCCAGGCTGCACACTGAACGCCGCGAACTTTGTTGTGTCAGGAGTAGCCACAGTCGGTAGTACTAACAATGGGGCTGCCACTACACTGACTCAGCCGGATGATTATTTCACTCTTGGTAAGTTAACTTGGACCAGCGGTGCCAATGCAACTACTCCTGCCACGACATATTTCATACGGCAGTACAAAAACTCGTTTGGCACATTTATCCCTATTCGACCATTTCCCAATGTGCCACAACCAGGCGATACATTCATAGCGCTACCAGGATGCCAGAAGACAATAGCTGCGTGCCGTAACACTAACGTTGCGGTAGGCCCAGCATTCGGTAATTTGCCACACTTTAATGGTAAGCCGTTCGTCCCTGTGCCAGAAACACTGTACGATGGTGGAGTACCTCAAGGCACCAGCAAGGATCTAGGCGGTCAGGGCGGCAACGGTACTACAGGCACTCCATTCGGTAGTGGAGTTGGTCAACGTGGGACATACAAGCCATGATGGAAGCAGAACAACGTTTGCGTATCGTAGATGAAGCCATGAGCTGGCTTCTAACTCCATATGTAGACTGTGGTGATATCAAAGGCCCGCAAGGTGCGGTCGACTGTGCCATGCTATTGATTCGAGTGTATGCCAATGTTGGGCTTATACCTACGGACTTCGATCCACGTCCGTACAAACCCGATTGGCACATGCATAACAATGAAAAGTTGTACCTCGCAGGCTTGGAAAAATTTGCACATCCAGTGATGACACCAGGACTAGGCGATGTGGCTATGTATCGCTACGGCAGACATGCCAGTCACGGAGCTATCATCATCAGCGATACACAGATGATTCATGCCCACAAGACGGCAGGCAAAGTTGAAATGATGGAGCGGCGTACTATCGTGGACAAGTTAGATAGTTACTGGAGCTTGTTCTAATGGGTGGTCTATTCGGCAAGAAGTCTCAGTCGAGCACTCCGACACGACTGCAGGCCATACAGGTAAATCAGTCGGCGTATGGCAACGTTGTACCGTTGTTATATGGTACCGATCGTGTGCCTGTAACACTAATCGACTATCAAGATTTCAAATCAACAGCTGAAACGGCCAAGCAAGGCAAGGGCGGAGGCAGTCCTACAACGACTGGATACAAGTACAGCGCAAGTTGGATCGGCATGCTGTGCGAAGGTCCAGTCAATGGCGTGCTGCAGATATACAGTGATCAAACACTAACTACCCTGGCAACCGCTCCCGGCGGGCCGTTGGTACTATTTGATGGCCACAGTGGTCAAGCCGCGTGGTCATACATGGCGACCAATCATCCGACGCACGCCATCGGGTACGATCGCACCGCGTGCGTAGCAGGTGCTAATTATTCGTTGGGCAGTAGCGCAGCCATGCCCAATCTAACATTTGAAGTCAAAGGCTTGAAGCTCTATAATGGAGTTGGCCCGGACGCAGCGCCTAGTGAAATACTAGACGACTACTGTACAGATCCAACACACGGAGTAGGATTCTCATATCTGCCCACGATAGATATGAACAAGCCGAATGGCTATCGCGACTACTGCGTGGCCATGAACTTTTTCTTTTCACCACTGGAATCAACACAACGATCTGCTGCCGCGTTCATCGGTGAAATGCTACAGCAGACTAACAGCAATTGTGTATGGTCCGCAGGCATAGGTCTGCGCATCGTACCGTATGGCGATCAAGTTGTCAGCACCAATACTGTCACATACACCCCCGATCTAACTCCTATATTTTCATTTCAAGATGCTGACTACTGTCCGCCCAAGGGGTCGCCGCCAGTTCTGGTTAGCATCAAACCAGCGAGTCAAACATACAATGTTTGGAACGTAGAGTTTCTAGATCGCACTAATCAGTACAATACGGCGATAGAAACATATCGTGATGAGCAGGACATTGCGCTCAATGGTGTGCGTATAGCTCCTACGGTTAGCTTGCACGCCATTAAGATACGGGCTATCGCTGCCACAGTAGCCGCACTGCTGGCGCAGCGTAATTTGTATATACGTTCTACATTCACCTTTACGGTACGGCAAGACTATTCGTTGCTTGAGCCGATGGATCTGGTCGCGATCAATGATTCTCAAGCCGGCATCGTTAATCAGCTGGTGCGTATCACGGAGACTACTGATAATCCGGATGACACATTCACTATCGTCGCTGAAGAAATGCTGGTCGGGCCTGCGCATGCCCCGGTATATAACACTCAGTTAGCCGCAGGGTATGCCGCTAACTACGGTGCTACACCTGGACCGGTCGATGTTCCATACATCTTCACAATTCCACCAATGCTGGCAGACCCGAACTCTGGCGGATATGAGATCGGTATCGCCGTTGGTGGAACCACTGGACTGTGGGGAGGGTGCACAGTATACGCAAGTTTGGACAACAGCACATATCAGCGCGTCGGTACTATAACTCACGCAGCGCGTTATGGAAGACTCTTAGGCGCAATTCCTGTAGGTAACGATCCAGACACTGTCAGCACGTTGAACGTACAGCTCAACAGTACTGCGCAACAGGGGCTAACTAGCGTTAGTCGCGCAGACGCTGATCAATTACGTAGTTTGATGTTGGTCGATGGCGAAGTCATGTCGTATCAAGTCAGTACGCCATTGAGCACTAGCAGCTTCAAGCTTAGTTATCTACGGCGCGCCGCATATAACAGCTCTAACACAGTGCACGCTGTTAACACGCAATTCACCATACTGGACGACAGCGTGTGGCGTATGCCGTTCGATCCAGGTATGGTCGGGCAACCTGTATGGTTCAAATTTGTCAGTTATAACATCTTTGGTGGAGGTGTTGAGGATATAAGCACTCTGCCAGCATATCAGGCTATATTCCAAGGCAACAACAGCGGACAGGTGCTACAGGTAGGAGCTACTCCGCTCGTGGCACGCGGCGGATGTGTACAAAAGGGAAATCAGATATACAAACAACCTAACGTCGCCGATGGATGGGACAGTGATTGTTATAGTCTGGATGCATTTACTGGTGGATGTACGGTAAAGTTCCAGCCGTGTCAAACCAATGCGTACTTCATGATTGGGTTGAATAGCGACCCATTGACAGACCAGAGCTATACGTCGTTGGATCACGCTTGGTACATAAACCTCGATGGTAATGCCTACATCTATGAAAATGGCTCACTCGTACAAACAACGACATCCTATCATGCAGGTGACATATTCGAGATACGATATGACGGAAAATTCGTCAGTTATTATCTCAATAGCGTGCTGTGGCGTACTGTACCAGATCCAAACAAAGTGTTCTTCATGGACAGCTCGTTCTACACTGCCGGTGCAGCAGTGCAGAATGTTTATTTCGGCGCGCTGAATCCAGCTAATTCCAGTCCGTTTATTGCTCGCGTCAATTGCAAAGTCAGCGATGAAAACGCCATGAAAGTTGGAGGCGTACTTGGATGGGATAGCGACGTGTATTCGTTGGAAGGTTACCCAACCTGTCACGTAACGTGGAAAGCTAACCAAACGAATGCCGATCTTATGATCGGGCTTAGCCGCACTCCTGGGCTAAACTCTTCGTACACGTTTGACTTTGCAATGCAGTGCGCTAGCAATGGATTTCTGTACATATACCTGTTAGGTGTAGTAGTTCCAGGGGTGACCATAGCCTACCTAGTTACGGATCGTATGGCAGTGACGTACGATGGTACGTATGTTAGATTTTGGAAAAATGATACGCTGCTGTACACCGTCGGTATCCCTGGTGCAGCCAACGTACCGCTGTTCATGGATTCATCTTTCTATACTCCTAATTGCGGAGTTAACACTTTGCAGTACGGACCGACCACCACGTTGCAACTTGCAGACACTACTCAGATAAATACCAACGCAGCGAGTGGATTCCTATCCATAGATAACTTCACAAGCTCGATAATATCACTTAACGGTGGTAATCCCGCTACCTCTGGATGGGTTGATATTATAACTGCCGTGTTTACTTCCACCGGTAACCCGGTCAGCATTGACAGCATGTCAGATTTCCGTGCATACATGTACGACACCAACAGTGGTCCACCGCACGGACTGTTTTCACTGACTGCGCAGATATACCGATATACGATTCCCCCTGGAGGCGGCGACAATCCAGCGGCTGCCGTACCGGTCGGTTCAATATTCGATCTATACAATCTGTTGTTGCAGTCTCCGGAATCTGGAGTTACAAACTTTTATAGCTTTCAGCAGCTGATGACCTTGAATGCCAATGATACTCCAGCAGCAGGACTGCACGTGTACAGAGTACGTATTAGTTACTCCATGAACCTTGCTGGAGGGCTACCTCCTGCGCAAGGTAACGCCAAGGGTGGATTCAATGCTAACTCTCCAATGATCAAGGTACGGGAGTATAAACGATGAAAGCTGTCAGCGTGTATTGCAAGACAACAGGGCTGATAAAACACCATATTACGGCCAACGATGACGATGATCTTAAACACAATATTCCCGCTGACCACGCTGTCATAGACGGGCATCATGATCCGCGTACATGCAAGGTGGACCTAGTAACCGGGTCCATAGAGCCACACAGTGGCCCAGAGCCTGTAGCCATGCCTGTGCATCCTGTGTTAGATGCCCGTAGAAGGATACACACACTAGAACAACGTTCTATTCGTGTACTGCGTGAATTGGCATTGGGCTATGACGGTGCACGACAGCGTCTAAAGGACATTGATGATGAAATGCAACTGTTGAGGGGTAAAGTGAATGGATCCGCAACAGACTAATGTAAGCTGGGCCACTGTAGCCGAAGCACTTGGAGCAATCGTGATGGGCGTTTTAAGTTGGTTAGGTGTAACAGCTTTGCGAGATGTTCGTTTTCTTAATCGCAACGCTGTCGTAAAGAAAGAATTGGAGACGCAGTTTGCGCGCATGCGTTCAGAAGCGCGGACCATGCATAACGAACGCATGGCGCTAACAAAAGAAAACCACGAGGAGAATAAGACACGCTTCGATCGGTTGGAAACTAAGGTTGACAACAACGAAGCTGCCAATCGTAGAGTACAGGATGACACACGTGACGAACTTCACGCGCTCGTTATACGCATCGAAGAAGTTAACTCACAGGCCATCCAGCGCGATTCTGAAAAGCAAGATAGGAAGGATTAATATGACACCATTAGCACATAACGCTGTAGCTAACAGCCTTCGTACACACGAAGGTAACGTACTGAAGGTATACGACGATGCGGACGGTAAACCTATTGTTGCAGGCAAGCTCGTCGTGGGAGTGCCCACGATTGGTGTTGGTCGTAATCTGGTCAAAGGGATCACGCCGTCGGAAAGTGAATATCTGTTCAACAATGACCGACAGGAAGTTGAAAACGAGTTAGATCGTTTTATGCCTTGGTGGCAACAGCTTAACGACGCTCGGCAAGTTGCCATTGTAGAGCTAGGATTCAACCTTGGCGTAGAGCATCTGCAACGCGCATGGCCACTAACAGTGGAATACGTCAAGACTGGCCGCTATAGCCTTGCCGCGTTGGAGATACGAAATAACAAGGTATGGATGGGCGAAGTGAAAGCTCGCGGTGAGTGGATTGCCAAGCTTATCGAAACAGGATTCCTGACATGATAATCTTTACATTTGGAATGCTGGGATACATGGTACATCTATTGGGTAGTTGGGCTCAGTACTGCAAGACGCAGAAGCCCGTGCGACTATGGGAATACATAGCGCAGGATTGGGCAGGTTGGGTCAGCGCTACCGTTGGGGCTGTTGTTGTGGTGGCTTTAACCCTAGATGTGTCAGCGCTAGCGCAATCCGTTGGTCTGTCACCAAAACTACTTGCCACTCTGCTTGGCTATGTTGGGAGCAGTGTTCTCGCCAAACTGTCAAACACGTTCGGTCTTGGAACGGGAGACCGATAATGTGGGCTAGCATACTGATGTTCCTACGTGGTGACTGGAAGTATATTGTTATATTTTTGGTTGGCCAAGCTTCAATGATCCCTGTGATTATGTGGTTCAACGCGCGCAACGATGCCGTTATTGCTGACCAGAAGACAGAGATCGCGACCCTCCGTAGCAGCTATGCCGATGCGGCCCTCGCCGCTAAGACCGACGCGGATAAGCAACGTGCCGATAGTCTTGCTGCAGCTAACAAGGTCTACAGCGACATACTCACTGGGCTCGTGCAGATTAACGGACAACTTGCTAGCAGGGTCGCTACCGTAAACTCTAACTTCGAGGCTCTTCACAATGATCCTTCCTTCACGTGTTTATATAAGCCTTTGCCTGTCGGCCTTCTTAACAGCCTGCGCATCACGTCCACCGCTATCGCCAGTCATTGAAAAGGTGGAAATAACACGCTGGCAGCCTTTGCCGCCAGAGTGTTTTGTAGTGCCGGAACCCGTGTACAGTGCGGGAGCCAGTGCGGCGGACGTGATGCAAGCGCAAAACAAAGTACTGCAGCAAATGGTGTTACAGCTGGCGTTGTGCAAGTCTAAGACGGCAGCGCCTTAGATCTTCTTACCTGTGTACATTACGGCTCGTTTCTTTATACGTAACTCCCAATCTTGTCGAGTGTCTACGTGTGTCTTCAAGTTTCCAGTGCCTTCACCAGTAGTCCACTGCACTTCCCGCCATGTCAAGCCGGCAGGGGCTACTTTGCGCACAACTATTGGTTCGCCATCTATAGTCCAGAGTTGACCAACTTCTGGATCTATAGATAGCGCTTCCATTTTCATACGTACACGTAACATCCATACAATCACCGCTATAGCACCTGTTGTGAATAACGCTGCTGAAGCGATAACGACGGCCACTAAGTCTCCGCTAAGATGAACCGAACTGTTCATAGCACTGCCAACTCGTGTTCCTTCGGTACAGAGAACCCTGCAGCATGCTTGTGTCCTCCACCGCCGAACTGTTTCGCAATCTCCGCTACATCTAGACCAACTCCGTTGATAGAGCGTAACGAGAACTTACGCCCGTTCGCTGTATCGTAGTACGTCGCGCTAAAGCTGTGTCCTTCCGCCAGTATTGCGCCGACATCACTTGCGAATTGCCCTGGTGCATTGGACACCGGCACGTTATAACCGCCGATCCACGCCATACGTCGTGTCACTTCGACTATGTTACGAACATCCTTCTGGTACATGCGCTCGATGGCCTTACCCTCCACGGCCAACTCCGCAAGATCAGCGCTCATCAGTTCGTCCCATACTGTGATGTCCTGCGGATAGCTATTGAGAGCCGCCAGCACGGATCGAGTGTTGGGCATCGCGAACTTCCACAGGTCGCGGTCCTCAATGTGTAATAACAATTCTGGCGGTGGCAGCCCGCCAAAGAAGTACTTCCATGTTAGGATTGCACCGCTATGATTTAGATCGAAATTAAAGGACAGTTTGAGGGATTCGTTGTAGTATTCAAATGGCTGGCTGCCGTCCTCCCCCATGTTGAAGTGCGCATTCATGTTATCCAGTGCGGTCTTGTGATGGTCGATCACCGTCACGCCGTTGGTTGCGCACAGTTGTGTTAGTACGTCTGGTGGGTATGAAAAATCGACGATGTAAACTTGTTGGCCGGCGCGCAATGGCGGAGGTGCCTTACCGTAACTGGCGGGCACTAATTCCACGTCGCGGTTGAAATGTCGCCATGCCGCCCACGCGGCTCCAAAGCCGTCGGAACAGTTGGCGTGATAGATAACGACAGGGGGTTCATGTTGCATGTTGTATCTCTTCCGTTTTAGATCAGATGGGTTGTGGTAAATAAGTAGCGGGCGCACTGGTGCGGGTACTCCGTAGAAATGAGCGCATTGGCGCATTGGCGCATAGCTAAGCTTAGGCTTACTGGCCCGCTGGCAGCCCTGGCGGGCTACGGGCTGGGCCAAGGGCGGGCCGCCTGTGCCCGCACGGCCTGACGGGCTCCTCAGGCTGCCTCAGGGGGCGGTTTACAGGGGCTGCTAGGCACCGCCTAGGTGCCCGCCGCCCCCCAGGCCCGGCACTTGGGCAGGGGCGCCCCCTGGCAGCCCCGTAGGGGCGGCAGCAGGGGCTGTAGCCCCGTACCCTGCGCGTGGCCCGTGGTACCCCTGGCCAGTGGCCTGGGCACGCTCCAGTGCGTACGCGCCTGTGCGCTTTGGCAATGGGGTATCGTCATCGCCGTAGGCATCTCCTACGGAGGCTGCCACAGCAGCTGCCTGCAGTTGTTGTAATTTGTCATATGCACTTACGAGTATCTCGGATGTTAGCTTGCCTTCACTGCGCAGCTTCTCCACCTCTAAGTACTTCTGGGCAACATGCACCATCTTCTCCAAATCTTTTATGCCGTCCTTGTTACGCCAACGCATCATATAACGAGTTATCTGCGCTTGGAAATAGTCCCACTCGAACAATGCAACAAGATCCCAGTGCTCGATAGGCAACTTCTTATAGTGGTCGCCGCCGACTTGGCGCTCGTTGGCAGATGCTTGTTTATTTTCTGGCATACGTAAGTCTCCAAAGCCGAGGATAGATGTTTTCTGTTCGATGATGGTCATAGATTGGGTGTCCCATGAAACATTGATGAGAGTCGTTCTTCTTGATCGCCGTAGTACCGCTCGACGTATGTTTTCACGTAGTCAAACAAGTGTGCTGCATTAACTGTTACATCTATAAGCCTGTCACTGACAATGCTATGCATACACCGATAGTATAGACGCAGCATCTTTATGTTGCCGCTGTCAGCCTCTTCCACACAGAAGATAGCAAGCTCCATACGATCACAGAACTTGAGTATCCTCTTTTCGAGGGTGTCGAGTTTTATCTCCATGGCATACTGCTCGTTAACTTGCCGATCTGCTTCCAGCATACCATCACGCAACATGGTATGTCTGTGCAGCGCCGGGCTCGGGGTGTCTCCATTCACAGTTTCCGGCACATCGTGATACAGCGCGGCACGCCATAGCCGCAACGGAGCTTCCGGGTACACGTGATCCAGCAACGCCAACACGCCGAACATATGTTCGCCATCCGTTTGTTTGTGCAAGGGCGGTACAGTGTGCATGCGCTCTACGCGCGCGGCGGCACGAAACAGTTGCAACCGTGAAATGTTCATGTCTGTTATTCCTCTTCCTTGCGTCTTTCCAACCAGCGTTTGCCCGCCAACGCCCAGTCCCTGGCCAAACAATACTCGTCCAGCATGTAAGCAGCATTGGCAATGCGAGAATTCTTGGTGCCCATCTCGCTCTTCCAGCATCTCCATGCACGATACATCGGCCACGCAACGTCGTTAAGATATGGGATGTTGGAAAAGTACGAGCGTGGAACATCTGTAGTAGA